ACTGTGTACTCTGTCCTCTTTTTTCATTATTCAGTAAATTTATTCCAGCCCTAAAGAATATTTTCCCACCTGCGATATATCTTTTAGCTATTTCTATTCCTACTGTAGATACTAAAGCTTTAACTTTAGCATTCATTCGCGCATATGTTTCTCTCACATCATTTGATACATCTTGAACCATTTGCTTAGTTACTTCTGTGTTGAACTGCAATACTGCATAATTGTCATCTCCGTCAACTCTTATTATCTTAGTCGCGAATGAATATTTGTTGGAAATACGCGATAAGACAGTTTTAATCAGTGCTAAATTCGCTATTGAATTAGCTGCTTTCGTCTGCTTCTCTCCTGACGCTACAGCTCCATACTGTATCTTTTTAATAACATTACCATCTGGTATTTGAACGTATGAATCCATTAGGTTAATTTGCGTCTGTTTGTATAAATTTAACGTCTGAATAACTCTAGCGTCATTAGTCATATTAGCTAGCATGTCCAATCCCATAATTATTCCTTTCCTGAATGGCTGCGTATTGTGTTGAGATGAGTCCCACTGAGACACGTCTGTATATAATACCATAGAATTATTAGATAAAAAGCGTGTAACATCACCATAAGACAATAACTGATTTGACTGTGAGTAGAATTCAGCATATTCTCTAGTATGTTTCGCATAACTTAGCATTTTTTCAACTACAGCATGTTGGGCTATAAAATATTCGTATGGTAAGATAAATATTATTCTAGTTCGTCTTCCTGGTACATCCCTTCGTCCTAATGGTATCGGTTTATCGACATTCACTGGTGGTATTATGCCCGGTGTGTATCGCCCATTAGCCATGTCATCCATTACATGCATGTTCTTTTTAGTCGAAAAAATCGTCTTTCTACCAAATTTTAGTTGTCTTGATTCACCATTCGATGCTGATGACATTGATAGTAAACCAGCTAATTCAGAATCCTGTAATAAATGGTCATCATGCTTTACTGGTTCCTCAAGCATTTTCACAACTTCATCTCTTATTAGCATTGTGTATTCTTGATACATTTCATCATCTACATCTTCTGTATACTCAGTTTTCAATTGATCTAATGCGGCATCCAACATTTTCTGTTTTCTGAACCCGACATGAAATGACCAAGAATATATTTTAGCCATCAGTGGAAATTTTTCAATGGAGCAGTCGACTAACCAGTCCTGTATCATCTTAGGTATGTCAGTTAACCCAGCTTTTCTCATGTTTTCAAGCATCTGTTTTAATTCATCAAATGTTTGGTCAGGAACTATTGCTCGTACATATT